TTTGACAAGTTAGGATAATGAAGCAGGTACAAAAAGTTTGGGCTGAATTATCTGCAAAAGAGCAGAAGGTAGAACTTGCTTTAATGGATGATTTAGATAGACTTTCTGGAGATGTCAAGGAAATTACTTTTGACCACAGAAGTGCTATTATGCAGTTTGAAGAGGCTGCTCAAAAATTAAAAGCAAGAGTTAAGGGTAATGTTCAACAATCCGTAGACCTATTAACTGCAATAAACAATGCGGAGAAAATGGCAAGTGATTTAGGAGTTGATATTAACCTTTCTAAATACCAAACAATTTTAGATAACTATTATAAAGTCACTCAAAATTTAGATGAGTTACTTCGTAAAGTATAAATAAGTTATGAAACAAGTAGAAAAGATATGGGCAGAGCTTTCTGCAAAAGCACAGGAAGTAGAAACTCCTCAAGAATCTACTGAACTATCCGAAGAGGTTAAGGTTGAGTTAACATCTGCCTCAGATTTAAACTCTGCTATTCAGAAGATAAATAATACAATTGGAGATATTTTAAATCCTAAAAATAGTGCGGAGGCATCTTTGCGCTCATCCTTAGCTTCTGTAAAAAGAGCTTATTCCTTAAACAAGGAAATACAAAGTGCAATGAAGGCTTTTGAACAAAAGTCAAAAGAACTTGGTATGATTCCAGAAGAACTGCCAGTTTATAAAGAAGCCGTAAAAGAGTATCGTGACTTTGAGGCGGTACTTGGAAGGTTAGAACAAGAAATAGACCAAGCGTTAAAAGCGTTGAATTAAGAAAAACTAAAGGAGGGTATTACCCTCCTTTTTTAGCTTCTTTTTGTTCTGCAATAAGTTTTCTCTGGGTTATCTTCCTTAAAGATTCTAATTGCATCTTTTACATCGTATGCGGCATACCATTTTGCCCAATAGCCACGATAGATAAATTCAACTTTGTAGAGCTTCTGTCCTTCTTGTAGTTTAATGTCTGACTTGTAATTGATTTCGCAATGTATTACCATAATAAAGTGTTTTAGTTTATCCAAACATACATAAAAAACTAACACCTACAACATTAGTTAGTTAACCTTATAACATTTAGAATAATCATTTTTAAAAATAAATAGAAAATGGCAGAAACAATTACTACCTCGTATGCAGGTGAATTTGCAGGGAAATATATTTCCGCTGCATTGTTGAGTGCTGATACTATCGAAGGTGGTGGTATCACTGTTAAGCCAAATGTGAAGTATAAAGAAGTAATGAAAACTCTTTCTACTAACGCATTGGTAAAAGACGCTGCTTGTGACTTTGCTGACCAAAGCACAGTAACTTTAAATGAGCGTGTATTAACTCCAAAAGAGTTTCAAGTAAACTTATCACTATGTAAGCAAGATTTCCATAGCGATTGGGAAGCAGTACAAATGGGCTACTCAGCCTTTGATACATTGCCTCCATCATTTGCTGACTTCTTACTTGGTCATATCGCTGCTAAAGTAGCACAGAAGACTGAAGAAAACATTTGGCAAGGTGCTGACGGCTCTGAAGGCGAATTTGATGGATTTACTGTTTTATTAGCTGCTGATGGTACTGTAAACGATGCTACTACTACTGAGACAGCCATTACTGCTGCTAATGTTATTACTGAGTTGGGATTGGTAGTTGATGCTATCCCTTCTGCCGTTTACGGAAAAGAGGACTTATACATTTATGTATCACAACACATTGCTCGTTCTTATGTTCGTGCTTTAGGTGGATTCGGTTCTAACGGACTTGGTGGTAATGGTGTGAACAACGGAGGTACTACTTGGTACAATGGTGGTGACTTGGCGTTTGATGGTGTGAAGTTATTTGTTTGTTCTGGTTTGCCAGATGGCAAAATGGTAGCTGCACAGAAGTCTAACTTGTTCTTCGGTACAGGTTTGTTGAGTGACCACAATGAGGTAAAGCTAATTGATATGGCTGACCTTGATGGTTCTCAAAATGTTCGTGTTGTTATGCGTTTTACGGCTAATGTTCAATATGGTATTGGCTCGGACATCGTTTATTACACAACTGCATAATAGTAGTTTAGTTTAGTTAATAATTAGGGCAGGTAGGCTAATGCTTGTCTGCCCTTTTTTAATAAAAGAATAATATGGCTTGTGATTTAACAAAAGGTCGTGCTTTACCTTGTAGAGAATCGGTAGGTGGTCTAAAAGCAGTTTACTTTGTAGACTTCGGAGACTTAGGAACACTTACTCTTTCTTCGGATGAGGTAACAGATATGACAGGAACATTCTCTGCCTACAAGTATGAGCTTAAAGGCACATCTTCAGTAGAGCAAACGATTAACGCATCTCGTGAAAATGGAACAGTATTCTTTGACCAAGCGGTTACTCTTTCTTTGCCTCAATTGAGCAAGGAGGATAACAACGAAATCAAGTTATTGGCGTACGGAAGACCTCACATTATTGTTGAGGATTATAACGGAAATGCTTACTTGGTAGGTCGTGAACACGGAGCAGATGTTACAGGAGGCACTATAGCCTCTGGTGCTGCTATGGGTGATATGAGTGGATACTCTCTAACATTCAACGCTATGGAGCGTACTGCTGCAAACTTCCTTGCAGGTTCTGCTGATGGTGACCCATTTGCAGGTATGACTTCTGCTACTGATACTATTGTTACTTCGTAATAAAGTAGTATCTTTGTAAGACCTACGACATAGGTGTTTTGGTTTTGGGATAGGGTAGCTCTTCGGGGTTACCCTTTTCTTTTTCATAACACTTACCTCTATTAGTGGTTAACCTATTATGCATATAGTAACTACAACGGATAAGAAGATATACTTTGTCCCAAGAGCGTTTGAAACAAGCGTGTCGGTAAAGATTACTGATGAGGAGACAAACACATCTTCTACAGAATCCTTAACGGCTACGCAAGAGGCTAATTACTTGCATATCACACCTACCTATACATTTGAGCAGGATAGATACTATACCATTAGAATCACAGGAACTAACGAGATATATAGAGGTAAAGTGTTCTGCACTAACCAAACGGACTTAGAGAAGTTTAGTATTAACAATGGTGAGTTCACTCACTATGAGGATACTGATAATGATAATCAATACATTTACCGATGAGTAATATACGAATCGTTAACCTCGCCTCACATACAACCCCTGCGGTAGTTGAAGACAATCGTAAGGAGTGGGTAGCGTATGGCGAAGACAACAACTACTTCCAATACCTTATTGATAGGTACAATGGTAGTGCGACAAACAATGCTATCATCAATGGTATGACCGAGCTTATGTACGGCAAGGGATTATCTGCGACTGATGCCTCTCGTAAGCCAGAGGCGTATGCTCAAATGATGAGCCTATTCAAGCGTTCTTGTTTGCGTAAGGTAACCTTTGACCTTAAAGCATTGGGTCAAGCAGCGTTCCAAATCATTTACAACAAGGATAAGAGTAAGATTGTACAGGTAGCACATATGCCTATAGAGACACTACGCTTTGAGAAGATGAATGAAGATGGTGAGGTATGTGGGTACTACTACTCTAAGGATTGGACAAAGATTCGTAAGAGAGGGTATGAGCCAACAAGAATACCTGCCTTTGGTCACGGAGAGAAGGGAGATGCGTTAGAAATCTATTGTATCAAGCCTTATCGTTCTGGGTTCTATTACTATTCTCCTGTAGACTATCAAGGTGGTATCCCTTATGCTGAGTTAGAGGAGGAGGTAGCAAACTACCACATAAACAACATTAAGAACGGTCTAAGTCCTTCTATGTTGATTAACTTCAACAACGGAGTGCCTACTGAGGAGGAGAGAGAACTTATAGAGCGTAGAATCATCCAAAAGTTTAGTGGTACTTCTAATAGCGGTAAGTTTATCCTTGCGTTTAACGATAATAAGGAGATGGCTGCAAGTATTGAGCCTGTACAACTATCGGATGCGAGTGAGCAATACCAATTCTTAGCAGATGAGAGTATGCGTAAGTTGATGGTAGCCCATAGGGTTACTTCACCTATGCTTATGGGTATTAAAGACCAAAGCGGTTTAGGTAACAATGCTGATGAGTTGAAGACTGCAAGTCTACTCTTCCACAACACGGTTATACGACCTTTCCAAGAGATGATATTAGATGCTATAGATGATATCCTTGCTTACAATCAAATAAGCCTTAACCTCTTCTTCAAG